CACTGAAGGACTTCAAGCTGGTGCTGAACGGCCAGGACCGCTTCAAGGAGCAGCTGGGCAAGTACTTCAACCAGTACCAGCCATACGTGTACCACTCGGGCACCCCCTACCCAGGCATCTACGTGTACTCCTTCGCCCTGCAGCCAGAGGAGCACCAGCCAACCGGCACCTGCAACTTCTCGCGTATTGACAACGCCCAGGTGTCCCTGAACATGAAGGCCCTGACCACCCCTCTGCAGAAGATGTTCGCAGTGAACTACAACATCCTGCGCATTCAATCCGGGATGGGGGGCCTTGCGTTTAGCAATTAAATGGGAGGACTTGCTTTCTTTATATTTCATATGGGTGGTTAACCCCATTCGCCAAAAATATGGGCTTCGGCCCCAAGAACGGTCAAGGTTCTTGGAGTCGAAAGTTAAAGAAAAGACCCCCCATATATTAAGGATGGCTGATCAAACCAAAAAGTGTACAAACTGTACTCGCGCTCCACAACCTCTTGCGGAATTTGAAGGGGCTCGTGGTCCATGTAACACGTGTAAAAAGTGCCGCGAGAAGAATAAAGCTAGAGACGCGGACCCCGAACGTCGAGAATATCACGCAAAACTCAACAAAGAAAAGAACTATTCTAAAGCATTCCGGGAACGCAAGAAAAATGGGGAAGTCGAACCAAAAGAGCACAACATGCAGCAGACTTGTGAATGGGTGAAAACCGATAAAACAAAGGATAGAGTATCACATTGGAAAAAGCTCAATATTAAAGACAGATTGTCTGGTATAAGAAGAACCGCTGAATCTAAAGGAATCGAATGGCATCTGCCAGATGAAGAGGCTGAGAAAATGCTCACAAGTCCGTGTGTTTATTGCGGTCACTTGGACCTCGAAGTCCGGCTGAACGGCATAGATCGTCTGAACCAGCAGGGAAGTTACATAACAGAAAACACCGTTCCGTGTTGCTGGACGTGTAACTTTATGAAAGGGTGCATGGACCCCCTGACTTTTATCGAACAATCGAAAAAGATAGGTGAATGTACTTATAGTTTCCCCGAAGTTCCTCGCCAGGCTAATATCAGACCTCGAAAACCTACCGCCCCAAAATCCGCCACACTCCCTTCAGAGCCGCAAACTCTTCCTCAATGATGACAGCAGTTGATTCAGGATCAAAATAGGGAGAGCAACAGAAAACATCGATGTAAATCTTGTTCAATTCAGGATACGTGTGAGCGCTAAAGTGGCTCTCGGAAAGAACGAGAACTCCTGTGGTCCCATGGGGTTCAAATTGGTGAAAGGATCGGCCCACGACTGTGAACCCGCACCTTTCAGCGATTCGATTCATAATTCTCTCAAGGTGATTAGCCCTGGAGACCCATACACCTTCTATATGCCCGATGAGGTGATTCATCATGTTATTTTAGGGGTTGCTCATTTTATATGGAATTAGGCCGAGAGCCAGGACGATGAACAGAATTGCAAAGAATGCACGACCCGTCGTCTGGTCCTGCTCGTTCTTCGTCTCGACAAAGTTGGAAACGCCCAGACCCAGGAACAGCAGCACGAAGAGACCCAGGAAAATCGTATAAAGGTCAACAGCCATTTGTTATTATATTACATTAAAATAATGGACGAACTCGTGAAGAACACGGTCATCGTCGATTCGCAACTCGTCAAGGCGGTGACCGCCCTGATGCCAGGAGAGAGCATAGAGTGCATCCTTGACGAGACGCGGCTCGTGATCCTGAAGCGCGTATTTAACTCTCTCAAATATCGTCATTTCACGACCGTCGTGCATCTGGTTGATGAGATCAAGACGAGCGGCCTGACCGAAGAGGACGCGAAGAAGGTTATGATGTGGTTCGTGCTGGATGAACAAGTGGGTTTTGAATTCAAGAAGGAAATTAACTCTCTACTGGAATCTGAACTCTTGGGTTCAATTTTTAAATTCGTTTCAAAAATAGAACCTAATATCCCGGACGGGTGTTGTATCCCCCTGAAGTTGAAATGCCTGAAATTGTGGTCCAGAAATACATGAGGAACAGGCCCATGACCACGAGGGTCGCAGCCTTGATCATCTCGTTGGCGAACTTTCGGCGGTAAGCCGACAGGAAGGACTGGAGACCGAACATCATAAGAGCCAGTGCGGTCACGAGTATCAGGCCGGGTGCCAACATTTAATACTTAAGGACATTTTTATTTAGTACACTATGAACTTTGCTTACCTGGATGCCAGGAGCCTCTTGGAGACGGTCATGGTCCCTCCACCCGAGCCTGTTCAGGCCATCCCCTGTGACCTGGGACCGACATGGCACGAGTTTGGCGAGGAGCTACACAAATTCAAGATGGAATTCGCCAAGACGCGGGCACAGGTTACTATAAACCTCGCGGCACTGACCGAAAAGCAAGAAGAGATGAATGTCCTTCGAATGATGATCGATAACGTCACCTCTCAGGACTTAAAGGAAAAGCTCGAGGATATATTATCAAAGCACGAGTCCGAAGAAGGGATCTCTACCCTGACTCAACAATGTGGGGAACTCAAGGGTAAGATGGAGGCGATGAAGAAGGTGCTGATGGACACGGGGTCTGAAAGGTACGGAAAGTTCACCTGCTTTGTATGCATGGACCGACTTGTTGACTTGTTCATTGAACCCTGTGGCCACGTGATTTGTGACGCGTGTTTTGTGAGAACGACCAACAAGGTCCAGTGCCCAGGGTGCCGCGTCAGGATGGAGGGGGTGAAGAAGATTTTCACGATGAACTAGCCGGGTGCGTTAAATTAGTGAAATTTGTTTAGTGTGTAATAACATAAGGTTCCATAGTATAACGGTTAGTACGGCAGACTCTGACTCTGTAAATGCGTGTTCGATTCACGCTGGAACCTTCTTCCATAGCACAGTGGTAGTGCGTCCGCTTAGTAAGCGGGAGGTCCTGAGATCGATCCTCAGTGGAAGAATTTTGACCTGAACAAGTCGTTAAAAGGTTCTTCTGACTTTGGCGCAGTGGTATTTTCACTAGAGCGCATCGGATTGTAGGCTCCGGTCTTCCAGACCGTTGGCGGGGCTCCGCTGGTCGTGTGTTCGAATCACACAAGTCAGAACGACCCGAACAAGTCGTTAAAAGGTTCATCAGGCTCCTGTAACTCAGCCGGTAGTATTTACATATCGTTAGTGTGAGGCTGTTATTTATAGTAACGGCGGAAGACCTCAAAGTCGCAGGTTCGACCCCTGCCGGGAGCGATTTTTTTAACTGTCCAGCTCCAGTTAAAAAAACGCAACGTAAAAAGTATAAAATGGCCGTCCGCCTCGTAGATTCCATGCCCCGTGGCGTGTTCGAGGGTGACGCCGCAATCGTACAGGCTGCCCGAGTTTCCTACGGCGCCGGAACCAAGACCGTCAGCAATGACCGGGCTCTCATCCGCTATCTCATGCGTCACAAGCACACGACGCCGTTTGAGATGGTTGAATTCAAGTTTCATATCAAGGCGCCCATCTACGTGGCGCGTCAGTGGCTCCGTCACCGTACAGCCAGTGTTAACGAGATGTCGGCCCGTTACTCCATCGTCGACACGGGCTTCTTCTTGCCCGAGGAGCTCCGCAAACAGGCCACAAGCCGCGGACAGGGTGGAGAGGAGCCGTTCGGTGATGGGGGCTCGAACCTTCTGGCCAAGCAAAAGGCTTCGTGCGATCTGGCTTTCCACGTCTATGACGAACTGATCGCCAAGGGCGTCTCACGCGAACTGGCCCGGGCGCACTTGCCTCAGAATACCTTTACTGAATTTTATTGGAAAATTGATCTCCACAACCTGCTTCACTTTCTGCAGCTTCGTATTGATGATCATGCCCAGAAGGAGATTCGTGACTTGGCGAAGCAAGTCTATGATTTGATCAAGCCTATTGTCCCTGTTACATGTGAGGCCTTTGAGGACTTCCGGATCGGTTCCATGACCCTATCACGCATCGAGGTTGATGCAATTAAGAATGACAAATCATCAATCCCTGGACAGGGTGAGAATCAGGAGTTTCAAGAGAAGCTCAACCGGCTCTACCTCCCGGAGACGCCACCCCCACCCAAGTCGCTATTTGGTCGGATCCTTATGTGTTTTTCAAAGGCTTAAAGTTTATATTTAATATTAAAATATGAAGGCTAAAATTCCAGGTGCGTTGAGAGAGCAGGTTTGGATTCTTTATTGTGGAGATCGGCTCTTTAAACACAAGTGCCTCGTGACGTGGTGTGAAAACGTCATGACGCCTTTCCAGTTTGAGTGCGGCCACAACCAACCAGAATCTAAAGGAGGAGCTACTGACATTAACAACTTGCGGCCAATTTGTGGCAAGTGCAACAGGTCCATGGGTGACGAGTACACTATCGACGAGTTCTCAGCTTTATCAGGGCCTAAACACGCCCGGCACCTCTGGGAGTGTTTCAGGTACTCAGGTACTTCATCTTCTCCTGTGTCTTCACCTGGAAGAACATGAAAATAAAGACCAGGAGGGGCAGACTGCGGAGCTCACCAAGCGCCGAGTGCTCGTATCCTGACATGCCATCCAAGGGGAAAGGCACCTTCTTTATGACCATACGGGCACCATACACGACGGCTCCAACGATTGCAAACTGGACACAAACCTCGAGGAAGGTCATCCACTTTGGCTTGGCTTTGTCCAATTTTGGTGTAAATTTGTCAACAAGTCTGGAAACGAAGAACGCAAAGACGAAGCAAAGGACACCAACCCACGCGACGCCCAATGTCCGAATGAGGTCATGACTCATATTACTAGTATTAAAGAAAAAAGTCCTTGTAAAGTCGGGAAGTGAAAGCTTCCCAGCGCTCCAATAACACAACTGGTTAGTGTATCGGTCTTATGAGCCGAAAATCCGAGTTCGATCCTCGGTTGGAGCAGAGGAGTTCACTCCTCGTCGCGACGTCAAGTCGCTCAACCCACGTAGCACAATTGGATAGTGCACCCGCCTTCTAGGAGAGAACGTAGTTCTCGACTCGTGTGTTAGCGGGAGGTTGTGGGTTCGACCCCCACCGTGGGTATTTTACGCATCAGTGTCCGAGTTGGTCCAAGGAGCCAGACTTAAGATCTGGTGGTCGCAAGACCTCGTGGGTTCGAATCCCATCTGATGCAAGGAGTGAACCTTTGGTTCACTCTCGCGATCCCGAATCGTTCCATAAAATCTATACATAGTAATAGATGGATTTTATGAAATGTATATGGGATTCTGACCAAGTGGCTCACGTCACTCTCGTGGTCAGGGACTATCCAGCAGAAGGCGTGACTCTAGACGTCATAAAACCAATGATTCAGGAAATTCGTGACAACGCCAAAGAGATGATTATCAAGGCGGATCTGGCTGGTTCTGGTATAGTAAATATAGAAAGGTTCAGGCTCATCGTGAAGATAGTCAGGGAGGTTGTGGATTACACGCGCGATGACAACCTCTTGAGACAGATTCAGTTTGTGAATACGGGCTTTATCTTCAGAGCTCTTTATAGACCCATAAGTCTGGCCATACCCAAGTACTTCCGCGATATGGTTGTGTTTTTATAACCTAAAATAAAATTAGATGGGGAGCAATTCGGTGAATTGCTCCTGGCTCCGTTTCCAGCCAGATGAGGAGGCCAAGATTCTCTACGTGGACATCCTCGTCGGGCGGCTCATAGAATTACAGCCGAGCACTACGGAGGCTACGGACGAGTTTTGTCAGGAGCTTTATCCAGTTCTTGACCAAATTCAGGCTCTGTGTCTCCAGAGAGGTCTGAAGCAGGTGTGCTCGGCCGACTTGGCGGACGTCAAGGTTCGTAACCTCAAGCCGATGACAATGATGCGCATCATTTGGAACGTCTATGATCATACCAAAAATTGTATTTTACTCCAAAATTGCCAGGTGTCCGGAGGGGGTGCGTTCTTCAACACGCTTGTGGGGGCTGTCCGGGGGTTCCTTCCACCGTTCATGCGTAATCTCATCACGTTAATTCCAGATCAAAATTGTATAGACTCTCAAGTAGATGGCTCAGATTCCGAAGGTGACGCATCAGATTTGGTTTCAGGGTTGGGACCAATTGCCTGAAAAGTATCGTGATGATACGGAAAAACTTTCAATTTTGAATCCAAATTGGGAACACATGAAGTGGAATGAAGAGTCCCTACGGGCCGAGTGTGAAAAATTTGGTCCCGAGGCGACCGCCAAGTTTGATGCATTTACAAATATGATTCAAAAGATTGATTTTGGACGCTACGTGGTTCTTTATAATAATGGCGGTATCTCAATTGACTGTGACGCCGAATGTCTCCGCCCTCTTGATAAGATTCCAGGTATTTCGAATGAAAATTTAATTATATCCAAATGGTCACAGAGATCTGATTTTGAATCTTGGCTCTGTCATCGTGGCGCGTGTCCACGTGGTACAATCATGATGAACAACGCCACCATCGCATGTTCTCCTAAACATGATATTATGAAAAAATTTATTGAATTTTTGATCGAAAATAAATCGCGCGATCCAGAAACACAAAGTGATACTGAAATTCAAACAGGGCCTACAATCACTAGCTATTTCTTCAATAACTATTTAGATGATATATTCATATTAGATCCTGAAATTATAGAGCCATGGGGTCGGATAACAAAGCGCACGGTTCTTAATCACAAATACGCATGCTCATGGATGCACCCAGCAGTCCAGTGGATCTCCCCAGTTTATCTCATTGTTCGGAATAATTTCTTGTTTTTGATAATCATGGTACAGGCTGCGTTAATATTTCTAATAAAATTTAGACGATTATAATAGTTATGATCGAACCTCATATGTATTGTGTCAACCTTGAACGCGCAAAAGAGCGGCGGATCATAATTGAAAAGGAATTTGAGCGTGAGGGTCTTGATGTGGAATTCATCCCAGCATTCGATTCATCGGCTCACGGAATAACCAAAGAAAACGTCAGACCCGAGATCCATCCAGGTGAATTTGGTTGTCTCATGTCGAACTATAATATATGGAACGACATGGTGAAAAATGAATATGATGTTGCTTTGGTTATGGAGGACGACATCGAGCTTTTACCCGACTTTAAAAAGCACGTCAGTGAAATTGAACTTCCGAAAGAGTGGGACATTGTATATCTAGAGTACGTCTCCCCGATTTACGACGGCCCCGCGACGTGTGACGTGTTGGAAGGGCGCTGCCTAGGCACAATGTGTTATCTCATTACAAAAAATGCGGCAAAAAAACTCTTGGCGTTCGATCCCAAAGATTGGCGCGGTGCCGATAAGCAACTTGCACAAATTCCTTTAAAGACATTTTACGCGATAAAACGCCTTGCGAAACATGACCTGCTTAATAGCGGGATAGGGATGGAGATAGGCCGCGTCCCTATATTTCATAATGTAATTTGGTTTCTACAAGAATATGGAACATACTTAGGAATCGTGATAATAACACTGCTATTGACTTCACTGTATTACAGAATATACAGATAAAAGGCTAAAAGGTACTCACTGTAAGATGAGCGACCTCCTCGTATTCTATCCACAGGGTCCCCACCTGTACATTGAATTCCTGGGGGCCAAGTACATCGAGCGTCAGCCCAAGAATGCGCTCGAAGCACAGGCGTTCTCGATGGCCATCAAGCCTGTCGTTCAGCAACTCGATGATTACGTGGAGAAGCACGGTCTCAAGGAAATCATCGAGCTGAACCTCAAGGGGGTTCCAATTTCAAAACTAAATTCAGAGACGGCCATCCATCTCCTGAAACTTATGATTGAGATCAGACCTGAGAAGGGCCTTCTGGAAAAGATTAAGATTACTAATAGCAACCCATTGTTTAGCATGGTTTACAAGAGCGTCAAGGGTCGACTCCCCCCGCGTATTTCTGGCATCGTGGAATTTGCAGACAATGACAAATTTTTTTAGGTCCTTAATATCATGGCGAAGGAAGACCCGTGGCACGACAAGGAAGAGGCGTATCTCAAAAAAATAGAGGCGCAGTGCAACGCGTACCACTCGTACTTTAATAAAGACTATCAGTACTATCATACACTGTCGTCGCGCTTTAACATCCCTATCCTTGTCATATCATCCATCAACGCACTCACTGCGATTTCTTTGAATGAATTTATGACTCAAACGTACGTCAGTATTCTGAACGCCGTTTTATCGGCCGGAACTGGTATTCTAGGATCGATTCAATTGTATATGAAAATTAATGAGAAGATGGCGAACGCACTGCGCTCGGGCATCCTCATGAAACGCCTGGCGCTCAAGATTTCCAAGGAGATGAGCATAGATCGTGAGCAGCGTGGAACGGTCGGCCAACAGTTCCTACAAGAGTGCTTTGCTGAATTCAACGCCGCTCTAGAACAATCGAACCCAATTGAGAAGAAGATTCAGAACTTTTTGGCCCTCGGGCAACAACCCCCAGTGCCCAAACCCATGAGCTTCATGAATCTCGCATCGGCCGCCGTGGCGAACATATCCCCTAGACGAACGTCTATTGACCTTGAAAGAAGTTTCACTTCATATGGAAAGACGCAACATCCCGAGGGGTCTCGCGCCAAAATGCTTTGGGGTTTTCTTGGAACAAATCAAAGAGCCGAGAGTTCTCCGCCAGAATCAGAGTCTCCGCCGAATCTGAACGAGTCAATCCCTGAGGAAGATTCTCCAAGAGCACGGGATGCAGGGCTGCGAGTTCGGGCGTACGAAGTTTAGCGACTGCAAACCCTAGGTCCATGTCCAGCCCCGTTTCGATGTCCCGAAGCCAATAGTGTTCACAAGCCTCTTTGGTCTGTTCGATAACACACCATCCCTTGACCATAACGGTTTTCGTACCCTTCTGATCAAGCGAACGCTTCAGCAACGCCAAGTGATGAATGACAGTTCCCGGCACGTTGTGAACCTTGAGGCGGAGCGCTGTATGTTTCACTACGTCATCCATCTGTTAATACATTATCTTTTTATTTCCTTATGTTAAATGAGTTTCGGTTCATTTATATCAGGAGGGTTGTTAGTTCTTATACTCATCATTATCCTAGCGAATGTATTACCTGTGGCCCCGTCAAATTGTCCAGTTCCAAGTCCTTCTTAAAAAAATGAAACCCTAAATTAACAATGACAGACCCGATTCTAGCCCCCAGCCCGTCGCGCTTCACAACCTTTCCTATACGGTACCCTGACCTTTGGGCACTGTATAAGAAAGCCATCGGCTCCTTCTGGACGGTCGAGGAGATTGACCTCGGCGCGGACCTCAAGGATTGGGAGCGCCTGAATGATTCGGAGCGCCATTTCATCAAGACGGTCCTGGCGTTCTTCGCCGCATCGGATGGAATTGTGATGGAAAATATTGATCTAAATTTCTCAAAGGATGTTCAGATTGCCGAGGCTCGGTCATTTTATGCGTACCAGAGCTTCAACGAGTCGATTCACTCCGAGACGTACTCGCTCATGATTGACAAGTTGGTCCGAGACCCAGAGGAGAAGGCGGATCTGTTCCGTGCCATAGAGACTGTACCAGCTGTAAACAAAAAGGCGGAATGGGCCATGCGGTGGATGAATCCTGGAGCCTCGTTTGCACAGCGTCTCGTAGCTTTTGCATGCGTGGAAGGAATCTTCTTCTCTGGCTCGTTCTGTGCTATTTTTTGGCTCAAAA